GATGGGACTGAAATTGATTTGTAAGCTACTCCACCTGGATTTGCAGACTTCCATTTATCTTTGGTGATTTCACCCCAAGCTCTGCCATTCCATTCCCAATATTTGAATGGCAAAAGTCCACCGCCAGTATAAGCAGTCTCTCCTACTTTACTTCCCCTTTTATTTGGCGGTCCTGTTAATCCTCGTATGCCTACTTGTCCTAGCATTACTTAGCCATCTCCTTAGATTGTTTGGTGCCGTATCCTTTCACCGTTCTGTGTCCTGTGATTTTGTCGTAGAAATTTTCATCGGTTTCTTCCCAAACAGTTTGTTTATCAATAGGGAATATTCTACCGTTCATATTCTTCACAAAATCTTCTGTTGGTAAAAGAATGGCAGTATCCCATTCAGCCAAAGCAAGATCAAGATATAATCCTTCTACATGGTTGTGAATATATTTATGAAGACACTTCTTGGGTAGATCAATCTTACCTTTAATCAACTTTTGTGTTCCAATAAGTCTTTTTTTAGGTGACATGTAATGGAGGTTCAATCCCCAAAACTCATCTCTGTTAGACTTGATTACATAGACGAGAGGATTTCTATCGTAGTAAGGTAACCATCTCATCTTTGCTTTGTACTCAAACATGTAGAGATGACCCTCCACCACATACCTTCTTAGTTCATTTCTATCTTGCTCTTTAGCAAGTCCGCCTCTATCTTTACGTTCATCAATAACGTATTTCTCTAAGTTTGTATTGTATTTACTTGCTTCTGCTTTTACTGCGCTGCGATACCAAGAGAGAGATTTCTTTTCTCCTCCTGTTTTTTCATTTACTCTCTCAAAGAGTGTCTTGTATCCTGTATTTTCTTTTGGTGTCTTTGTAGCAAATCCTTTTGCCATGTCTATACTCCTAAGTGATCTTCGGTAAGTATTAAGAAGTTCATCTGCCTGTCTTCACAATACTCACGCGCAGCAGACCACTTAGCTTGGTTCTTTGCGAATGTCAAAACTGCATTTCTATAGGCAGTAGATCGTTTATTTTTGTCATTCGGGGGTTGTGTTTGTTTTTTGGGTTTTATCTCAATAATATACTTGGTAATTCTACCAGTTTTTTCACGAACCTTGATGTAAAAATCTGGGAAGTATCGCCTCACCTTTCCATCGGGAGCACGGTAAGGTATGATTACCTCTTCGCTCCCCCACTCTATTATTGAGGGGTTGTTATCACAGAACACCATGAACTTTCGTTCCCATAATGATCTATAGATAACACGAGTTGGGTTTCCACGATACTTCTGAGGATTTACAGGCTTGTATAATCCAGAGTACGCCATAAATATAGTTGGACCAACATAGGTATTTAGTGTGTCAATAGATCGCTTGCTATCAACTATGGCAGCGAACGGCGGGATGTCGTTCAGCAATAACTTTGTTGTGAGATTTCTTAATCCGCCAATCACTCCACCTGGAGGGCAAGGAGGGGATTACTTTGAATATTTTTGTAGCGAAGCGCAGTTACCAAACACTAATACCGCTCAGGGACAGATAAATGGCATTTATACTGGTAGTGGATCAATTCAATATCCACACACCAGAATATTCACGGACATACAGTTAGGATTTTTGTGTGACGCTAACATGTCTGCGCTAAAGTTCCTTCAAGACTGGGTTGATTTTATTTTTAGTGAGGAGGGTGGTAATCAAACAGCAAAGTCATTATCTCAAATGCAATCTTTAGCATATGGTCCAATTAGAGATGAGAATAGAAATGTTAGATTGAAGTATAGAGATAGTTATGCTTGTAATATTGCAATCAGCAAAACTGAAACTGGTGCAAGATCAACGACAGAAAGAGTACCCATTACATACATCTTAGAGAAAGCATATCCATATGCTATTGATGCTGTTCCTTTGCAGTTTGGATCAGCTCAGATCACTCAGGTAACCGCACAGTTCTCTTACATGAGACACTATGTAATTAAAAATGATATCACTTCAAACAAAGGTGATATTAATGCATTAAAAGAACTATACAAATAATGTAATTCGTTTTCATAAAATCTGGAAAAAATTTTCCGCCAATTTTTTGCATCAAAAAGACGCACTAAATATACATATGATCTGATCTAGGTATAATGGCATTACCACAAGTTGCTCTTCCAACTTATGAGTTGGAAATTCCTTCTAATGGAAAGAAAATTAAATATCGTCCGTTTGTGGTAAAGGAAGAGAAGCTTCTTTTACTGGCATTAGAAACAAATGACGAGAAAGAAATTGAAAATGCTGTAAGAAATCTCCTCAAGGGATGTATTCAAACTCGTGTGAAGTTAGATGAGTTGGCATCGTTTGACCTTGAGTATATCTTCCTCAACATTCGTGCTGTATCAGTTGGTGAAGTTGTTGAAATGAATATTACATGTGAAGACGATGGTGTAACTCAGGTTCGTTACAATCTTAATCTGACAGATGTAAGAGTAACTAAACCAGAAGGTCATAGCAATAAAATTATGATCTCTGATACGATGGGTGTGATTATGAAGTACCCATCGTTTGATGAGTTTGTTAAGATCTCAATCATCGGTCAGTCTCCAACAGCAGATACTGTCATTCAGATCATGGCAAATTGTATAGATCAAATTTTTGATGGCGAAGAAGTATATGATAGTTCAACAACTAGTAAGAAAGAATTTGTTGAATTTCTAGAAGGACTTACAAATCAACAGTTTGAGGACATTCAAAAGTTCTTTGATGATGCTCCAAGATTGGAACATTCATTCAAGATTAGAAACCCAAATACTGGTGTAGAAAATGATGTGATGATTTCGGGATTATCAAATTTTTTCGCATAGCACTCTTCCACAATACGCTGGAAGGGTACTATAAAACCAACTTTGCCATGATGCAGCACCATAAATATAGCTTGACTGAGATTGAAAACATGATGCCTTGGGAGAGACAAGTTTATACTAGTCTCTTGATGCAATATCTAGAACAAGTCAAACAAGAACAGCAAAAAGCGCAACGGTAATGGCACACGGTTTCCTATCCTATGAAACAGTATCAGGGGAAAGTCCTTATGCTGATCGTTTACTTAACTTTGCTAAGAGAAAGTTAAAGGACGGACTTAAATCTTTATGGGGAAAATTTCAGAAGACTAGTGGATCTCTTGTAAAAAGTTCTGGAGGTCAAGTCCAGTATGATGCTAATC